AGTAGCTCTCGGGCGTTATCCAATCGGGACGCCAGGAGCTGCTGGACCTGCTGCCATTCCGGCTTCAGGGTTAGCGCCAGCACCGCCTTGCTGCATTCCAGCGAGCATTTGATTTTGGAGTGCTTGCTCAGCTTGTAACCTCTCTTCACTCTTGATCACTTCTTCGGGATCAATGTCTAACGTTGTTGCGATTTCCCGCAGCAACTTGTTTCGATCTATCTGAGGGGCGTCCATGGGGTTTGAGACCAGCGAGAGGAACTGAAGTAGTCGCTGGCTTTGCACTTCTTTCTGCACGAGTGCGGTGCTTCCACGAGCAACGATACGAAGGTCGCCCTTAATATCCTCGCGGGGGTTGTATTCCATATTCCAGTGAAAGAGACCTTCAATCATTGGCTCTAACAGGAAGTCATCGATGTTCTTGATGGTTGACTTGAGCGCTACGTTCGCCGCGCCCATCAACATAGACATACCGGTCGCCGTCTTATTCAGCGACTTGCCTGTCTCGCCGTGCGTGTAGCTCGGCAATGACGTTGTCTCATCAGCAAAGCGCCTGAACAATTCAACGATCTGGTTGAGTCCGTTCGCGTTTGCAATCGGCTGATACCAGCGCACTGCTGGCATGGAGCCGTCTCCGCCTTCGCGCAAGAACACGCGCCACGGATGAATATCTGTAGGATCTTCCCCAGCAGCCAAGAGGTCGGTGTTTACTTCCAGCATGGGACCAGAGGACAGCGCAAGGTTATCGAGCCAAATACGCACAGCGGCGTTCATCGTGCTCTGAGAATCGCGCATCATGCGGGGGACGCCGACGCCCCAGAACTGATGAGGACTGCGTTCGTAGGGGAAGATATGGTATGGAATCTTGTACCCGGCAATCGGATTCAAGTTGATCTTCAAGATCTTACGGTCGCACATCCAAACGCAAGCAGAAAAGTCTGCGGTTAGGTCTGCGCCCTCAGGCAGCTCAATGCCATGATCCTTTAGCTCATAACCGTCGATGTTGCCCCAATACTCAAAAACCTCAAATCGGTTGGGTTCAGAATGGTCATGGATGCCAGCAATACGACGGCGATCGCGTTCATGGTCCGCTTCGACATAGTTGCCTTTCCTGTGATTCTTGAGCAGGTAGCGGACCATATCCCCGTCGAATCCGGGAGTATCTGCTAGCGCTCTAAACTGTGTGCGCGTCAAAACGTGGCGGCGGAATAAACCGTCGCAGTCTTCAAGCGTCGTGCAGTAGGGGTCGGGGTACAGATCAAAGATCGATACCGACTCCAGCTCGGGCATGGCTTCCTCAATCATCGCCAGCGCGTAGGTCTGGTTGCCCATCTCGTCGATGACTTTCTGGTAGCTCTGCTTGCGATCGATACGAACCGTGCCAGCCTTCACCGCGCCTGATCCAAAGATGCAAGCCTCGAGCATTGACTGCTTGAGCTTCTGATCTGAGTCGGCTTCGATAAGCTGGTCGGCGATGACCGTGGTCATTTCCTCTGCTGCTTTCTCAGCGATCTCCTGCTCCATCTCGAGGAACTCAGGCTCCAGCTCCTGCATGCGAGCCATGATCAGGTCTTGGTTCATGTTGGGGTCCATACCGGACGCCATCACGATTTCCTGTGTCGCCTGTGCGCGTAGCTCCATCGCCTTCATGGGATCGAGCTGAGCAATAGGGGTGGGCGTTACAGAGAAGAAGAGATCGCCTTGCTGAAACAAGAGATCAACGATACGGCTGTATGCCGCCATGACTTTTGTTCGGGTAAGACCCACAAAAACTTTTGAGCGGGCACCAGCATCGTTAAGAGCTGCCAGTACGCTTGGCTCATAGATGCCGTTGTACTGACGCAGATCTTTCAGCCACTCGTTCTCGGTTTCTTTACGAGCGTCCTTGTATTCCTGAAAGATGCGACCCAGCCGACCACCCAGCGAGTTAAGCTCTTGCTCTTGCTGTCCGTCTAGCTGATCTTCGTCATATTCTTCTAGCATGTTTAGTAACCCGTCGTTGAGTCAACCGTCTTGAAACGGCGTTTGACTTCATGCCTCCGAGGTCGGGGCATCGATGCGAGTCCATGCAGAGCTATGGCGTATGCCATAACGCGGTCGTCGTGACAACCACTTTGAGCATTATACGCGCCTTTTTCATCAATTACATAGGTTCGTAGCTCGTTCACCAGCTCTTTGTCAGCTATTCCCGATTCACGTTGACGTAGAAGCGCCGCTAAGTTGTCGATAATCAGCGGCTTCGTTTTGGATGTGGTTAGAAAACCACCGCGTTTTGTAAGCTTGTCGCCGTACGCGCCGTCCACTGAACTCTCGATATAGAGGTTCGGGTACTGCAATTCCTGCATGCGGCGCAGTGTTGTCAGACCGTGGTTGTTACGTTCGACGATGATGTAAGCATTTCGATACCTTTTGCCGAGGTTGCAAAGCATGTCGGCATAGGCGTATGGATCGATGTGCCCGTGCCAACAGGCAACTTGTCTGCCCAGTCCATCGAGCACCTGAGCGCAGCTATAGTCGCCGTAGGCAAGACCCTCCGCCACGTCCACACCAATGACGTAGTTGTCTTCCTCGGGCGGGTGCCACTCCCGGTATGGACCGTGCGACCCCTCGTGGAGCTGACCGTCATCAAACTCACCACGGAAGTCAGGCGTGTATACCTCGCTCTCTGCGTCCCTAAGACACGCATCCTCCACAAAGCAGCGCCCTGAGGTCAGGAATGCTTCTAGCGGCGTTGAGGGGTACTCCTGTCGGAATAGATCGGTAGAGCCAAGCTCATCTAATTTTGCGCGGCGAAACATCAATTGTTCGTCGTCTAGCCCGTACTGCTGCGCTAATTTTTCTTCTTCGGGCGTCCTCTCAAAATAAGGGTTCAGCCTACGTCGGTACTCAGGCATCCAGAACCACGGGATAAAGCACACCTGCCACTCGGTCTCACCGCGCAGAGACTTCATCACCTGATCATAGAACCAGCCACCAGCACCGTTTGCGGTGGACTCCAGGATTACTTCAGAGCCCTTACCGCCAACCGTCTGTAGTAGACCCGCAACAATGTCTGAGCCTTGCGGGTAGAACGCTACCTCTGAGCCATGGACGAATCGGTTTGTCTGTCCTCGACCAGTCTGTGTGGACCTAGCGGTTCCCACCCTGAATCTTGAATTGAGTCCATCAAAGACCAGAGTGGAGCTAGACTGAGAAGACAAAGGAGGAGCAAAAACTGGGTGCGGCGCATGCTCATGAAAGAGCTTAACCATCTGGAAAATCGCATTCGTACTTTCCGCCAGATGCGAGAGTACAAACGCATTCGCGTTTTTATTCTGAGTGACCCGCCAAAACATCCTGCCTTCAACATAAGTAGATATCCCTGTCTGACGCGCCTTCAGTACGAGGGCACGTACGTTGCCTTGCTCCTCCAGTTGTTTCTCGAACTGAGAGTGAACCCACCGCTGTCCAGAGTTGAGCCTGAACGGGATAAGTTCGCCTTCCTTGTTCACAATTCGGAGGACGTTCTTCGCGTACAGCGGGAAGTTATATTTAAGCTTCCGCGCTACTTCTTCGATGCTTCTTGTCATGCGCTACTAATGCTCGTGCCCACCAGAGCAACTGATGCTCCGGCTGGTCGTTTTTCATTTCGTTGATGCGCCAACACACCAACTGCACGTTATCGATCACGTAACCTATGGAGCCTTCTTTGCGGTCCATAGAGGCGTTCATATCGCTGTAGGCGGGGTGGTGCTGCATGGGCAGACCCGTTAGCGCACACAACCCACCTTGTTTCTCCCAGAGTCCGCAAACCTCGTCAGGGGTGATATTGAACTCTCGGTTTGTCTTCTTCGCGTTGCTCCTAGCTTGCTGCACCAGATAGGCACACCACGCATCTGGAGAGCGCCCGTGACGCTCCCTCTGGAGCTTTCCGTGACATACCCCGCAGGTTGCCCCACGGCGTCCGGGAAATGCCTCTACTGGCTTTTCAGAGCCGCAGACGGTGCAAACTTTATGACCAAGCTGCATTCTTGCTCGTGAGTCAGTTCTTCGAACTCCTTCATCGCATCACGGCTTCTGGATACCGCAATACGATCACTCATCAAGCTCATGCCCGGAGCGATACAACCTTGCAGTTCATCAGGGAAATTTGCCGAGTGAAAAAGGATATATGTCCGATTGGGAACGTCTTTTACTTCCCAGCACCAACCAAACTTAGGAGACTTTCTGCGCTTCATTTCATACGTCCCCTCAGGGATGCAGGAGATCCGTGGGAGGTTGTGCTCCCATGGGCGCTCTACGGTATAGAACTCCTCTCCACCGACCGTCATGACGCCTAGAGTGCCTTCTGGGTGGTAGCAAAATCGCTCTACTAAAACTTCCATAGCTACTTCTCGCTTACCGGCTGGGTCGTCATGAACCGCAACACGACAATCCCGCTCGCTATCGCGCAGCCGATCATCGCTTGAACCGCCGGATTGGTGGGTAAAAAGCCTACGAAGCCCTGTAAAACGGACAAAACGGCAATAGCCACGCCGTATTGGACTGTTTTGGACTTGAATGCTTGCTTGAGTTGAGCCGCTGTTACCATCTTTCACTTCCTCGACTTAGCACCAGAGCATTTCCAGCGCTTTCTTGAGAGATTGTTGGGTGTGTTTGGGTCGTTTTGCTTGGATTTAGGTAGGCGTTTTTTGATTCCCAGGCTACGAGCACAGTATGAGTCGCCTTTTTTTGTGCCCGGTTTTACAGATGCACCTTTTGCACCATAGGAAACCTTCCTTCCTGAGGCTGTGACCTTCACTTTAGCCTTGCCCTTACGTGGGGTAGCCATTACTTTTTACCTCGCTTAGCGGGCTTTTTACGGGGCTTCTTGGCTGTCTTAGCTGCTCGCTTAAAATCAGCGTCAGTTGGAGCGCCTTTATCGCCTTTTTTCCGCATGGGTTTGCCCGATGCTCTGCGTTTCCTGATGTTTTCGTACAAGCTCATATTTCCTCCTGTTGGTGGGTACTCTCAGAAAGACCGCCCCCCCTAAAAAAACGCCATACCCCGGTCTGTACAGTGTCTAAGCCCAATGGAACCAGATGGTCGATGGCGGGGGTCGCGATACGCCATACCCCCCC